TCGTCTGCTTTATCTATCCAATCATACCCTTTATCTTTTAATGCTTGTCTCATACCAGATATACTGTCAAAAAACCCAATTCTTCCACCATCAGCTGCCATAGCTACTTCTTGTGGTTGCTCCATACCAGCACCTTCTGGTTGCTGTTGTTGTGCTTGCATTACTGCTTGTACGAATTCTTCAAAAGATAATGTACCACCTTGATTTTTATATTTTACAAATTCTGCCATAAGCATTTGTTCTATTTGTTCTTGGCCTGCTTCTCCGCCATTTAATAATCCAACTCTTCCACCATCAGCTGCATAATAATTTGCATCTACAAATTGTTTATTAGGCATGAAAGCTAATGTACTTGATGCTGGATCTGTATAATAATTTCTTGCTTGGTTTCTTATGTTGGCAATACTTGAAGGAACTTGATCCCATGCTTCTTCAATCTCTTCTTCTTCATCACCTTTACCCATTAAGAATGGTGCTGCAACTGCTGCTGCCCCAAGACCTAACGCACCTGCTTTCCATGGATTTGCTTTAGCTAAACCCCATGCTTTACCGGCACCGCCTTTAATTGCGTTCCAGATACCGCCTTTGCCACCGCCGGACATCATTCCACCTAATTTTCCAAAACCACTTCCTGCACCAAACCATGATCCTCCTCCAAATACCGGAGCACCCATCAGTGCGGCACCAAGAGCAGCTTTACCTAGTGGGCTTTTAGCTACTTTCTTAATACCTCTGAAAGCTTTTTTAACAAGTTTACCTAATCCATAATTTTGTCTTGGATCTTGTAAGCCTCCTAAGCCGCCTTGTATTTGTTGGGGTTCTTGCATTCTTGAAATCGCCATAATTTTACCTTAATCTCCTACTTTACTTTGTTTTAGCAAACAAATCAAGCTTTGGAAGAGTGACTGTAACATCCTGTTGGATGTCCTCATTTGGAATTCCTTTAGATACCCATCCATTTCGTGTCTCATAAGTCTCGCCTGTTTTCTTGTTTTTATATGTGGTTTTTACTTGCTCCGGTATAATTACCGGTACTTCTTGTTCACTCATTAGTCTATTTTCTCCTTTTTAATGTTTAAATAACTGATGGTAATAACTACCCCATCACTTACCGTTCCTGCTGTAGTAGCAGCTAATACGTTGCCCCCTTCTACTACCATTGGATTAGTTAGTATTTCTACACTAGCTGCAGTCGACAATGACTGAGTATGTATTACTTCAAAAGCATTATTAGTAATAGTTATTGTAGGTGTATTAGATCCTGATTTATTAGTAACATGTAAAGACTTAACAATGATAGTTTCATTAACTGAAGGTGATAATAAGTTATTACTTTCAGCCGCAGTTACTGTTTTTCCATAAAATTTATATTCGTTTCTTATTGCCATTATTCTAAGAAAAAGTTTCTAGCTTCTATCTCCTGTTTCATATCATCTTGATATGAGGTGTTAAGTTTATTAATAACTCCGTCGAGATCTCTCACCAAAGATTGAAAATCTTTTTGATCATACTCTTCACCAGCTCTAGTTAATGATTGTACGATCTTTGCCATTATAAAATACTTGCTAGTCCTCCGTATTTAAAACCTACTCTACCACCAGTTGCCATTAAATCATCTCTAGTGCTGTGCGTAGGGGCTCCTTCAACCTTACTTCCTGGATCTCTAGTTATTCCACCACCTGTGTGATCAATCTTCCCAATAAGTGGGTTGTCAGGTGAGAGTATATTTGAATTAAGTTTTGCTGCTTCCTTAAAATTGGCCTCGTCAATTTCTTTTTGTAAGTCTATGTCAGCTTGTTTATCTTGCTGTTTCTTAAAGTTCATCATTTTGTATGCTTCTAGTTTTTGCTTGTATTCAAATTGTTTGTTTTTGTTAAGTTCTGATGCTGCTAAATCTTTTTGTATGTCTTCATCAGACATAGTATCAAAACCAAATTCTTTTGCTAATTCTGCTTGCCCCTCAAAATATCCTTTAGCTCCAAAGTTTTTACCTGTTAAAGTTTTTATTCCACTAGAACCGTCAAACAACATACCTGACCCTGCCAATTCATTGTAAGCCTGTTTGTCAATGTCACTCAAACCAGCCATTGCATATCTACCTTGGTTTACACCATCAGCTGTAAGTGGTCCTTCTGGATTCATTCTATTCTCTATAAAATTTAATGCAGTATTTCCAAAAGGGATAAAACCTGCAGCCATTCTCGCCCATCCAGGTACTTCTTTTTTAGGTGTCAATGAGTAGTCTCTATAAAATTCTCCCGTAGCTGGCATTCCTGTTGCGTAATTCATAGTCTTCCCGCTAACTGGATGTGTGCCTGTAAATTCATATTCAAAATGTCTACCCGGTCCTTGTTGAGCAATGTCTCCTGGGAGACCTCCCTGATAATTTCCAGAACCATAATAACCTGATTGTCCAGCATATGGACCTGATGTTAATACAGAAGGATCTCCTGGTTTAATAGCACTACCATAACCAAAAGCATTTCCACTAGCATTAAAAGCGCCCCCACTATTAGTGAAAGCATTAGTGTTAGTTATTCCATAAGATTGTGGTTGTGATGATTCATAAGAAAGATTCTTTTGTTCATAAGGATTTAATCTAAATTTATCCATCGAGAGAAAATGATCCCCTCCTTCATATATACTTTTATCAACGCCTGTATAAAAACTAGCCATTATCTTCTTCCTCCTGGATGTATATCCAATCTAAAAGTTCCTAGTTTCCAGTCTTGACCGGACCCTACGTTTGCAACTTTAAATTGAACCGCTCTTCCTCTTATTCGGGTATCAACTTTTGTACTAGCTGTTGTTATATCATAATTTGTAGTAGTTGCACTACTATTCGGATAGTTTCTAGTGACCAACGAGACCCTAGTACTACCTGTTTGACTAATAAAGTCAGGTATAAATCTACTAACTCTCATTACAAATTCACCATCTCCTCTAAGGTCTGGCATACCAACAACAGCCCCAGTTGAAGCCCGTTTTTGAGTAATGTCAAAGTCACCGGATTCAATATTTGCTAGGATAGCCGTCACTACACCTCCTGCATCTACTTGATCGGTCCCTGTTTCCTGGGCATAGTAATATGTAACTCCTGCCGTATTTCCAACGACATCGAAAGATGTATTACTGCTGGTATCATACTTGGTTGCATGAGGTTTATCAAAGATTGAAGAATCCTGCCACGCTGTTCGATCTAAACTTCCTGTGGTCCATATAGTTCTCTTAGATCCTGACTCAAGATAGTTATAGGTAACTACTCTATCCACTACATTTGAACCATTAGTACAATAGAACCAGTTTACTTCTGTAAAAAGGTTATTTAATCCACAGTTAATTAAGTCTCTTGATGTAGTATTAATGTCATCGTACACATAGTCTTCTACTAGGCATGGTAAAGATTTTAATCTACCATCATATGCAAAAAATCCGTTTTCAGACATCCAATACGAAGTACCGTCGACCTCAATTGCTGCATTCTTACCTATTAATCCACAGTTAGTTCCAGCTATTTCAAAAGAAAAAGTAAATGGAGCTCCCACAAAACGCATTAAAAATAATGCTTTATCTGTCCAAACATAAATGGCATCTCTACCTTGTACTGCGCCCATGATTTTAGAACCATCAGCAAGTCTTTGTGTACCCGCGGTATTGTTTGCCTTTACTGTATATGAATCTGTGCCAGTAATTTTTTCTTGATCAGAGAATCTAATGTACATATCATCTTGAGAGCTTGCATCCCCTATTGTAGTTTCTGTTCCAAAAAATATTAAGTGTCTATCTGGTGTAGAAACTAACATATGCCGTGAAGCTGTTGGTGCATTAGCAAGTACAGTAGCTCTAGTATTAGTTGCAGCCGCTATTGAAGAGTCCCATTCAAAACATTTTCCATTATAAATAAGTGCTAATAATTTTGTTCCATAGTTATCTAAAATCCATAAACCCGGATCAAGAGTAACGTCTTCAGAAGATGATTCTCCCCATTCTACATAATCAGAAATGTTACTTACTGTAGCTCCAGCACTGTGTGTTGCTTTTGAAGTTCCATTTACTCCTCTAGCTCCTCCACTTAAAGTCCCTGTTGAGGTATCATTATTTGTAAAACTTATATCTTCTGTTCCAATTCTAATTTCTCCTGAATCTGGAAATGCAGTAGAACTAGCTATGACTACAGTAGTTGTGATTAAGTCTGTAATGGCAGTAGATAAAGTTGTTGTTGCGATACCTGAAGCAGTTCCGCCAAAGTTAGCTGTTCCCCATCCATATCCCCCTAGTTGTTGATTAGGGCCAACATGGTAATAAGGACTGCCTGTTGCGCTTCCAACATTGCTAGTGCTTCCAGTGGTCTCATTAGCAGCCATCGTTAATTCAATGGTCGTAGAAGTTGGAACCTGTGTAGCCTCAAAGACGTTATCTTCAAAATCTGTGGTTTGAAAACTAGATCCTGTAAGTGTGGTTACACTGCTAAATGTTAAGACATCTCCTTCCACCATACCGTGTGCTGATGGAAATGTTACTGTAACAGTAGGCTGTCCACTAGTTGTTGAAAAGTCACAACTAGCAATTGAAGTTCTTAATGGTGTGATGTCATAGTAAGAACCAGCATAATAAATATAAAGAATTTTACTTGTACCAATCGCTGAATACTTTATTCCAGAATTATTGTCAAAGTGATGAATGGCTCTAGCTGGACCTGTTAATTTATCAGCCCCTAGTTGGTCCCATCCACCTATTTTTTCGGGAGTCCCATACCTAAATCTAACATTATCGCCTGCAAACCATTGCCCTTCGGCTCCTAGTTCTGTAACTTGTTTATTAAATCCTGGTAGAAAACCTAATTTTTGTAGCATAACGTTTAATTATATACAATTTTTGTTGTTTTTACAGTATCTATAACCTAAATTGACCCACAGTTCCATTATTTTCTGTCACCTCACCGTACTCCCCCCTAAGAACTATGTCAAAAGCTATGGACAATCGGGGTTTATCTTCAGTATTTATATCCACATAGTGATACATGTATGAAGGAAAAAAAATTACATCGTCTTTCGAAGGAACATGTTTGATTACAGTAGTGTTGTATTTATTGTAAGATTTGATGATGGGTAAAAAGGGTATCGCATAAGGTCTTAAAAATCCTATTGGCGCTATTTGTGGACTTTCGTTAAGATAAAAAACACCACTTAAAAAAGTATTTTGATGATTGTGTGGTGGATGTATATTGTTTTTTGTATGAGTATTTAACCACATAGATACTACCTCTGGCGTATATCCGTCAATAACTTGATAATATTTAGTAGCAATTTCTAATGCACTTGTTTCAATTTTTTCAAGCAAAATACTAAAATAATTATCTTTTTGAAGATATATTGTTTGTCCCCCATCTTTTTTAACGTACTTACTATTCTCTATGTTTAAAAAGTTTGATACTCCCACATATCTATCAGTAAACAATCCTACAGAAAATTCTCCAGCTTCTTTTATCATTTTATTAATATAATATTCCAGTCTAATTTAAATATTAATTCTTCTAAAAATACTTTCTTAACTTTGTTATCTTTTAAATAAGAATGCAATTCTTTTATATCTACTATAATATATTGATCTTTAATATCAAACACCATTTTATCTGCTTTAGTTTTAAAAGAACCGCCCTTAGTATCATTTTTTAAAGGACGAAGATCAAATTTAAACATTTGATTAGATTTATTTTTTATAATACCTTGAACATCCCACCATTCTTTTTTCTTTTGTATAGGTGTAGCATAAGCCACAGATTCTAGTTTATTTATAAAGCTCATCAAAACAGGTGTTAAAGGAAATAATAATTTTTTCATCATCCATAGTATTAGGAGGTGAGCGATGCATCATACTAGCAGGGAATGTTAACATCTGACCTTCAGTAATATCTATAGTCTTAATTATTTTTTTATCTTTTAAATCATATATCTCAGTCTTTAAAGACGGTGTGGGTAACTTAACAAAATATACATTAGTGTAGTCTGCTTCAGGGTGGGTGTGCCAGTCATGAAAATCTCCTTTAATATATTTTTGACACCACAAATTAACAACTCTCCATTTCTTCATGTTTAGTTGCTCAGCCATTTTAATAAGATAAGGTTTAAGAGCTTCGTAGAATATAGGTAAATATTCTCTCTTTAAATCTCGAGGTAAATTCCAATCGGTTTGATTTATTTTTTCTCTATCAGTATCTATATTAGAGTTAGGTAATTTATGAATAGCATTAATAATTTTATTTTTAATTTGTCTATGTTCTTTAATATCAGTGACAATATAAAAGCTGGGTATACTATATAATTTCATGTTGTGTGTAAGCTTCGTTTCCTAACATCCCTGTTACAAAATAATTAGCTCCCACTGCGATCCTTTCTCCCCCTCCAATATTAGGAGTTGTACCATGCATTATAAAGCCGGGAAAAACTGCTATATTACCAGCCTGCTGAGGAATAGTCCAAGATGTAGAATTGTATTCGTTATAATTAGTAATCGTGTAATCAAAATAAAATTGTTCTTCCAATATAGATTTGTCTACACTAAATCTTAAATTACCTGATTTTACTTTGGCATAGTAAACTACACTAAACAAAACATTTTGGTGTCTATGACCGTGGTGCTCTTGACCTTCTTGTTGATAAGCTCCCCAGCTATGTGTCATTTTTATTTTATTAGATATACCTAAAGTATCGTCCCTGTAGATCACCGCTACAGTATCAATTACTTTTGCTAAATCAGCTAGGTAATCATATTTTAATATGTTTTTATTTTTCGTAAGATGCGCTCCTCGTTCTTTAAATCTTGTACCTTGTTTAGCTTCTTCCTTAATCTTTTCTATTTTAGAATTAGATAAAATAAAATCTGTTTCATAGACTCTTATAGGCAGTCCGCATAAACCAACCTCATGTATTTTTTTTATTTCCATTTTGGTCCCGTCATAAATATAGTTCCAGTTATTCTTTCTCCCTTAGTAACAGGTGTAACTTTATGTAAATAAAAACTTGGAAAAACGAACAAGGTTCCTGGTTGTGATAATTCTTTAATTAATAATTCTTTGCCATCCAATAAATAAAAGTCACCTCCCTTATAAGGTTTCTCTGATAAGTTAAACAACGCAGTTAGTTTAGTAGTGTAATTGGTTGTATGAGCTTCTGCATCAAAATGCCATTTATACTGACCTTTATGTTTATGACTATAAATATTTCTAATTGGTGGGTCTATAGTTTCGCTAAATAAATTAAACCCAAATGCTTCTCTGTTAATCCACAAAAGAGCTTTTTTAAAATCTTTTATTTGACTTAACTTTTCAAAAGAAAAAGAATGACAAGTAGATGTTTTAACGGTAGGCGCCTGTCTATGAAAAGGTACACCTATTTTATTTACAAGAGAATTTATTTTTTTTATTTCTTGTTTATTAAGAAAATTTGTCATGTAATAATATGTAAACTTCATGCTTTCATCCAATCAACTATTAAATGTATTCTATCCTCTCCCCCCTTATTTACCACAGAATGATACTTGTGTGAATTATTAATTTCCCATATTTCCCCTTCTTTTAAATTTTTTTCTTCACCATTAATTGTGAACAAAACATTTTCATTAGTGACTACGGGAATATGTGTTCTTGCGCACAAACTTAAGGTAATACCATCATCAATATGATTATCTATTTCTGATTTAGCCGGTAGGTTTACTAGAATTGCTCTTATGATAAAGCCAGAACCTATATGAGTATTATAAACATTTTTTAAATATTCTATTTCAGATTTAAAGATATCGTAATTAATATGATAAGTAGGGCTATCTATTCTACCGTCTTTGTCAAATATTAAGGGTATGGTTTTTGTTTTTTTATGGACAGTAAAATTTTTTTGTCTCCATTGAAATTTGTCCCAATCTTCTTCTATCTTAGGTAGTTTATGTTTAAACATAGACGCATCAATAGAAGTTATAAATTTATAGTTAAACATATTTGGTTTTAAAAGCTAAAGATATTCTTACATCACCTTTATTGATTGGCGCCTGACCCCTATGTAATTTTTTTGCATCAAAGCAAATGAATCTTCCTTGAACAAAAGGTATTTTCTTTTCACCTTTAATCTCAAAATGTCCCCCCTTTTTTAGAGTTTTAGTAACCATATACAAACAAGTTAAATCACCATCATCACTATGAAATAATCCGTCCATTCCTGGGTGTTGGATATTGATATAAGAGCGAAGTATGTGCACTTTTTTACCTAATGTTTTACCAACCTTTTCAAATAAATACTTGTTCAAGGCATCGTTAGGATTTAAATCAGAACTGTAAAACATATCTGATCCACTTTTAACAGACCAATGTCCATAGAAGTGGGGAAAACCATATAAGAAATAATTATCTAAATACTCTACTAAATCTTTAGGTAACCAATTATCTATTTGTTTAAACATAATTAATATTAAATACTATCCTTCTATTTACATCTGTTTGACTTACTGCTCGGTGGAGAGTTTTTCCAGGAAAAATAATTATCTTATTTTCTTCTGTTTCAATAAATTTTTCTTTGCCATCTATCATTAATACGGTTCCTCCATTACAAGTATTCAAATAAAATATGGCGGTTTTAAGATTAGGTAGTTTATAATCCGTGTGTAGATCTGAAGTATAGGGTTTATTTTCTTTAATAGTCATATTACATCGAGCACAAATTAAAATTTTATAATCTAATTTATTTATAATAGGGAGTATCCATTCTTTATAATGTGGAGATTGACTTTTACCTTCTCTGTAAAAACTATGATTGAACCAGAAATGGTCATTGTTCACCATGTTATTTCTCCAATACCAGGGGAAGTCTTGAGAAAAAACTCTGGTTTTTATTTTTTCTATTAATTCGGGTGCTAATAAATTTTTAATTGTTGTTACCATATATATGAAAATCAAAGTTAATAACCGTTCGTATAGTATAATTTACCGGATTGTTGCCAGCATGATATTGATTGCCCTCAAACCAAACGCCATCACCCTTTTTAGGGGTTTGTCTTTCAGCAGGTTTTATATTTAAAAGATCTGGAGTAGGTTTATTTAATTCGAATTTTTCATTAAACCAAACAGTATCACCATCTGAATCTTCAAAGTAATATATTAAAGATTTATAATCTTGTTTGTCATTTAAATCAGTGTGGGGATAATTATATTTATCTAAAGTATGTCCTACTGTAGGAAATGTTCTCCTTAATCTACATCTTAACATTTCCTTTACTTTAAATTTTGTTCTCTTTTCAAAATTATTTATAATAGGTTGAAAGACTTCATAATAATGTGAATTGATTCCTTTAGGATATAGATATAGAACATGTTCGAGTGCGTGAGTTTCTGTTATATTTTTAAAATTTTCAAATTCTTTAGTTCTTCCTCTAATTATATTATCTGCATGGTACCAAGGAAAAGTATTATTATTAATCAACTCTAAGAAAAAAATTTGATACTTTGGTTCTATTAAATCTTTTAAAACTGTTTTCAACATTTGTATGGTATCCCTAAGTGCGGTCTTCCATCTAATAAAGGTGATTTTTTATCTTTTAATTTATTGTAATGTAAAAAAACTTGGATACATTCTTTACCTTTAAAAGGTGTGCGCCCATGTTCCAAATCACATCCTCTATAAATAATACCATCTCCAGGTTTCATATTTACAGTTATTTTATTTTCATCTTTATCTATTATGTCAAAAGGCCAATTATCTCCACCAAGATTTAAAGTCACAGAAAACTCGCACGCTCCTCTATCTTTATGGTAATGTAAAATATTTCCTTTTTTATATATTCTACAGTAAGAATACATCTCTCTTAATTTTTCTTTTGTAGCTTTTTCCATAATAGGTTTAATATGTTGGAGCAATGTATCAAAAGCAGCATCACCGTAAATAGAAAAAGCATCTGGAACTTGTAAGTCCGATCCTCCCCATTTAGTATCCCATTTATAGATTTTTTTATCTCTTATTAATGTGTTTTTTACTTGTTCTTTTATCCTCATATACTGGTACAGAAAAGCCGCCATATTTACAGGGATAATATTTTTTATTATTACATATCCATTGTTTTTGAAACTCATAATACATCTTCTTCTTTACAGTATTCTATAAGCTCCTTTGGCAATAATTTTTTTATATTATATTTACTTTCTTTTGGTTTACCTAAATTAAGTTTGTGCCAATCATAATTAATTACCTTGTCATTGTATTTAATATTGTTAACTTCAAAAGGTTTTGTTATTTTTATGTCTATTTTTTTATAAGGCACATCTATAAATTTATGAATTCTTTTTAATTCTTTCTCTGTATTTTTCACTAAATCTTTATACCTTACTATTATATGTTTGTGTTTACTGTTTAAAATATTTTTTGTAGACATTATGTTATGCCCAAAAAATCCTGTGGGCTCTAATGCATTAGCTACCCACATCTCAACATCATTAGGTTTGATTAACTTAACTACAGAAGCTACACACTCTTCTAAAGGTCTATGTAAAATAATAAACTTAGGTTTAGATATAATTGGTTTTAAAAGTTCTAAATTACCTGGAGTTCCCCAAGGGCCTCTAATTAATATATTATCAGCTTTCCAACCATCAAAATAATTTTTTAATATATTTTTATATATATTATTATATGATTTTTCATCAGGGAAATTTTTATACACTTCTCCTGATTTTAATTTATACAAACCATATAACACATCTGGTAAAACACTATTTGATGTCATAGCAATTTTAGAAGTCTTATTAAGTAATGCTCCTAATAAAGTGTTTCCAGCTCTAGGTATACTCGATAAAAAATAATAATTTTTCATTTATAAGGTTCTCCTAACCACCAAACAACCAAGGAATATCTAGTGCCTTTTGTTACTGGTTTAACTCTGTGTACAGTAAAAGACGGAAAGAAAACCATTGCCCCTTGGTTCTTAGTTTCATTAAGAGTTTTAATTATGTTTTTCTCAGCATCTTTATGGTTTCTAGTTATGAATTGCAATTCTCCTCCTTCATAATCTTTTGGATCAGATAATAATATAGAACAAGAAAGTTTTCTTATTTTACCATGTGCTATATCATTTGGAGCATTCATAGGTTTACCTGTTGAATCAGCATGCCAATTATAATACTGGCCTTTTTTATATATTGTAAACTGAATTGATTGGGCTGAGTCGACTTGAAAATTCCAACCTGCATTTTTGTTAGCACTTTTCATAAAATTTTCAATTGCTTTATAAATCCACACTTCATCCATCCAAACAATATTGGAATCTCTATATGAAGCTAAATCTTTCTTATCTTTTTTAGAAAGTCTTTTTTTGCCCTGCAGATCTACAATAGATCCTCTATTTAATTTCTTTCTTTTAGCCAGTTTTATAACTTTTTCACAAAACTCTTTGCTAAATCCTTTTTCAAAAAACCAATAAATATAACTATAATTCATCCTACTTTCTTATATTAGGATGTATTTATAACTTAATTTATTATTTTTGTAAAGGTGTTAACTAACAGACCAAGCAGAACCGTCCCAAGCCAGGGATTCTTGACCTTCTCTAGAAGTACCTAACCATCTTTGATTAGCTTCATCCCAAGAAATTGGGTAGACATCGTCTGATTCTCCCCATGATGTAACACTTGGATAAGCTATAGGAGCTTGCCAGTCATGATTAGCATCTAAAACCCAACTAGAAAATTCTTTTTTGTTAATAAAAACATTATTTACAGGATCATACGATCCTTGTTTTTGTGCACCTTGTTTTCTAAATTCTCCTGTAGGTGAATATTGTTTATATGTTCCAGGACCTAAAAGATTCACACAATAATTTTCTCCGGCAACATCTTCGTTAGTAGGGCACGCTTCGTCATCTGTTACAATAACATTAAGAACAACATTGTTCTCATCTAATTTAGCAAAATGTTTCATTACGCTAATACCGCTGTGCCTGTAACAGTAAATTTAGCAACTTTTGTTCCGTCAGGTGCTGTTGATGTTAAATTAGTTCCAGGGGCTACAGTCCATGTGTTAACTGCAGGAGCTCTTAAAACAACTATTCCAGATCCTCCCACTGCGCCCTGTCCGTTATCTCCCGCGCCGCCGCCTCCGCCGCCGCCAGTTCCATTTTGTCCCGCAGTTCCGGCTCCACCTTGAGTGTTGCCGCCTGCGCCGCCACCTCCAGTTCCTCCTGGACCTCCAGGTCCGCCGTAAAGATAGCCACCGCCACCTCCACCGCCAGCGTATGCAATAGGTGATCCTTCAATATCTACTGTGTAGCCTGCACCACCTGCTCGTCCAGCACCTGTAGATGCTCCAACCCCAGTTGCTCCACCTCCGCCAGGTCTTGGTCCTGGGCCACCATCTTTTCCTTCTTCAGGTGTATAACCACCTTCGTTTCCTTGGCCTGCAGGTTGTCCTCCACCGCCAGATCCACCATCGGTTACAGAGTGACCTTGTCCTTGTCCTCTTCCACCACCTGTAGATGTAAATGTTGTAAAATCAACTCCTGAAACTTCAGAGTTTCCTCCTTCGCCTCCGTGCTTTGTTCCTCCGCTTCCTATTGTAATTGTGTAAGTAACACCTGCGACCATTTCTAAAGGAACACCTGAATCTAAGGATCCACTTCCATAGGAAGTTCTTAATCCTCCTGCTCCGCCAGCTCCAGCATAATTAAATCCGCCGCCACCGCCTCCGGCAACGACTAAATAGTCTACTTCAATTGCAGCGACTCCACTACCGGAGCCAAACCCTAAGACTTGATATCCAAAAGACATATTCTATTCTCCTTATGCGTCATTAGCAGCGTCTGTAGTATAGAATAATTTAATTCCTAGAACTCTAGCTTCACCTGTAAAGGTATCACTAACATCTGCTGCATCTCTATAAAATTGAAAAAATGTTTGATCATCGTCAGCTGGAGAGCCCGCAATTGTTATTGCACCACTCACAGCAGTCATTTGTATATCTTCTACAGTTCCAATTCCAGCATCTGTGACTTCTTGAGCTGTTCCAAAAACTACATCGGTTGTGTCTCCTTCAGTACAACTGACACCTTGAAGACCGAAAATACAGTTATCCGTATTTATAGTACTTGGACTCCAAAAAACTTGATAGGTTACTGTTCCTAAATTCCATGATTTTGGCATCGCAATAGCAAACTGTGCATATTGTGCTGTACTTGCATCAAAATCTAAAACTTTTAATTCAGGTCGAAGTGCTGTTGTTTCAACCGATGCCGCGTCAGCGGGATTAGTTGTAGGAAGATAAAATGCAGTTGCAGGTATCCACATCGTTTCTGTGCCTGCAATTTTAACTGCAGATGAACCTGATTTAAGTACTCCTGTTCCTGCTGGATTAATATTAATACCAACATTAGTTTCACCGGTTGCTGAAAGAATTGGCCCTGCAACTCCTGTAGCTGCGTTAGCTATAGTAAGTTCGTTAACTGCTGAACCTGTTGCAGTAAAATTAATTAATTCAGCCCCATTTGTATCTAAAATATTAGTACCAATTTTTGGTGAAGTTAAAGTTTTATTTGTTAAAGTCTGTGTTCCTGTAAGAGTTACATCTCCAGTTGTAGTTGAAAATCCTGTATCAACTATATCTGGATTCGTACCATCATTCGCTGTTGCGTAAACAAGTACCGTATCTCCATTAGCAATTGCAACACTACTACCACTACCTGAAACATATTTAAATGTTACGACTTGTGAGCCTGTAGTTGCGTTTTTAATTATATAAAAAGTTTGAACATCAATAGGAATAGTTACATTTCTACCTGCTGAAAGTGATCCTGTTAATTCTATTATTCTATGTGCAAGAGTTGCACCTGTTGATCCATCATTTACCGTTAAATCGGTATCAGCACCATCAGTTACTGCTTGTGTTGTATAACCACCTGCAATTTGTTCAAAAATTTGTAAATTAGTATTTGTGATGTCTCCCCATTGGCCGGCTTTTTCGCCAGTTACCATAAGTTCTACACCAAGACCGGTATATGTAGATGCCATAATTTTGTTCTCCTATTAAGCTGCGTGTGTTACGTCTGTATAAGATGTATTTCCTGTAATGTCAACATCAGAATACGCTAACTCTCCGAAACCTACAGTATTTAAACTAGCAGTAAATGTCTGTGCAGTCAACCCTATACTCATTTCTGTAGGGCTGATTGAGCCTACGCCAGCAGTGAATGTTTGTGAAGATAATCCTACAGCCATTTCCGTAGGAGAAATCGATCCAACACTAGCTACAAAAGTAACCCCTGAAATATCTACAATTTGTGCTTCTGTTGTTACTAAAGTACCTACGTCCGCAGCAAATGTTACACCACTTATTCCTACGACGTCAGCCGGTAAAATAGAACCAATTGCAGCGGCAGTTGTTAGACTTGCTAAACCTTGTGTATGATCGGCTCCATTATTTATACTTAGGGTTCCTAAGCCAGCTCCCATGGTCACACCACTGACATCAAAATTCATATCATAAGTAGTGGTTAGTGAACCTACGTCAGCGGCCATAGTTTGACCACTAATTCCAATTATACTTTCTGGTTTAAATGTAAATTCTCCGCCCCATTCTCCATTACCAAATGAATGAGCACCCCATGCTTCTGGACCAAGGTCCATTGACATTGATAAACCATCAATTGCAACGGTAGTTGTATTTTCACCCCAGTTACCAATACCATACTCATCTCTGCCCCAACCTGATTCAGATTGAGCGTAAGGTAGTGTACCTAAACTTGCTGCAAAACTAAAACCGCTAATTGAAATAACAGGACTATAACTATCACCCCAAGGCTCATTACCATAGGTGTCTCTACCCCAACCTTGTTCAGAATTAGCAACAACTGAACCTACATCTGATGCAAAAGTAACACCGGATAGAGTTAGTGTGTAATTATTTTGATTACCCCAATCACCTTGGGACCAGGTAGTACCGGATTCGTTCCAAGTATTAGCCATAAGGACTTACTCCTTATGCCGTCAATCTCAAGATAGCGGAAGTTGCGTCGTTAGTTGGAAATTGAACGGTAAACGTTCCAGAAGAAACTGTTTTGTCTCCCCCAAAAGCTACTATACAAACTGCATCTGTAGTAGACGTTCCAGTTCCAGTAGTAGTGTTATAAATCATACAACCATTTGCTGTGAATGATGCTGATGTCCAAGAGACATCGGAAAAATCTGTGAATGCAGTTGTTGAAGTTAAACCTACGCCAGTATTAGTTAGCGCTTTTCCGCCAGCAGTGTAGGCTGTTCCGGATGTGTTTGTAATTTCGTTTGAAACAGAATAATCAGTTGTTGTTGCATCTAAAGATGCTGAACTCGTGAACATTGCTAATTTAAAAGTGTCTCCAGTTCCTGATGCGAAACTGTGTTTACCTTGTAATAGTTCTTGTTTAAAACTAGAACAAACTGCTGAAGTTATTGCCATAATTTTTTCTCCTCATTTATGGAGACGGTGAGTTAACTTTTATTCTAACTGTTCCGTCAGTATAATCGTCTCGTCTTCGTCTTCCAAGTTGCATTCCTGCAAACTGTTGTATAGCATTTTTATACTTTTGTTCGTACAATGTCAAGACATCCATTGGACCTTTTAAAAATCCATAAGCTTCTACTAAACAGGCATATAATAGCCCCTGTGGGAAGTACTGACTAAGATAAGTTGTGGCTGTGCTAGTAAGACTCTTAGGAATCATATTATAATATATTCTAAACATGTAGTTAGCGTCCGGAGTTGGAGCTACATACATACCTCCTGAAGTAGTTGATGAAGTGCCCGTAGCACCTCCAAACATCGCATAATATTTAGGGAATCCTGTAACATCTGCTCCTGATGCAGTAGATCCTTTTGGGCCGGTTAATCTGTCTGTATATTCTGATAGATAAGTTTGATCTTTTTTCTCTAACCAAGTACCTTTACCAGTAGTGACTGAAGTTGAATCAAATACCTCTACCCCTCTAATAAATAAAGCTCCTGTTGCACCTTTAGTTCCCAATCCAGGACTATTTATAGTATTGTCGTCAGCAACTAAAGTCCCTTCTGAAACATATCTGGCAGCATCCATAGGAAGCTCTTGATTAATTCTAAATTCTGCATTTTCTATAAACTGATCTACAATAGTAGTAGTAAATACATCAGAACCTACTTCAGTATAATCTAAAATAGCTTGTTTTAATGTTGTGTATGTAAATCCAGCCATTATAAACTCTCTATATTAAGAGGACTAATAACACAATTAAACCCTCCTCCTGTTGCAGTGCCTGTTGCAGCACTTGGTAATGTTAATGTAAAACTATTATAATCTGTTACCGTTGTGTTAGCATCGTTAACATAACTTGTTCCTACTAAAGAAGCAACTTTAAATGACCCGTAGACCGTGGCTCCGGAATCATGAGAACCGGCTGTTGTTGCAGGTGGTGTGTATCCTCTATAAATAGAAGAGGTACCACGCGTACATCCTGTTAAATCATTACTTGATCTTCCAGTGTATTGAATAACTTCGTTTTGATATGTTCCAACTTTTAAAGGGTTACTTGTGTCTGATGAAGTTAAAAGTTTTTGAACCATAATAAATCCAGCAGTTGGAAAATTAGAACCATCGGTTAATGTTATTGTAGTAGCACTATCTGTAATATCGCCATTTAAAGTTGTTTGTAGTTGAAACTCATCAACTGTTACTCCAGCAACATCTTCTTTCACTGCAGTAAATCTTAAAACATCGTCAACCTGTAATGCACCAAAAGGAAAAGAAACTGTTAAAGTTGTAGTTCCTGCAGTAGTAAAAGGATTGAAAGGTAAAAAATCTTGTGTTCCAAATTCTGTTCTAGCTGGTCTTGCTCTTTGTAAAGCTTGTGGATCTGCACTCGTAGGCTTAGGATCTAACTGTGGAGATTTAGGTTCATATTCAGAACGATGAACCCATGCACCAGTCCATTCTCTAACCATTTCATTATATGGAAATGCCATACCTGATCTATCAGATATGGCTAAAGCAAATTTACCTTGGGAAAAAGTAGTCATTAACTAATCCCCGGGTAATAAATTTTAGGAGAAATATAAGTAGAGTTAGAAGAACCGTCTTCATCCTCTGCTCTTAATAATTCATCCTCATATAAAAGTTTTAATTCTTGTACTCTTTGTGGCGCGTACTTAACCGCTAGATAATATGCTAAACCTGCAATCATACAAGGTATGAATCTGTAAGGAACATCTGTTGCATTTGTATAAGCACCAACATCATCAATTCTTTTTGTATAATAAAAATTAATATAGTTTCCATCTTGAGCCGCACCAGGAGTTAAATATAAAGTCATAGTAACTTTATCTATAAATCTTTGAACCCAATATTGGGTAGGTAAACCTGTAGCAGTTTTATTTGAAAATCCTTGATATTGTGATCTACTAATTTTTGTCATTGGAGTATCAACTGTAGTGGATTTTACCCTATAGTCTGCTTCTTGAATATCTGTCATTCCATTTGGAAATTGTAAGACTGCATCACTTGTACTATGGGTAGCGGCAGTACTGCCATTAACGCCTCTAGTGCATCCTGTTAAATCTAAACTTGAAATTCCTGTATAAGTAATTTGTTCGCTGTTAATGGTGATAATTCCACCAGTTGTTGGCATACCTGTAACTGAAGCAACTCCAATAGTTGCAACACTTGCATTTATTCCCGCTGATAATGTAGTTGAAATCCCATCCGATGCACCATCTGCAGGTGATCGATAAAAAGTATAGACAGTTTGACTATCTACTAATGCAACGTTTTGATTTTTTACTTCCCAAAATTGAAGCCCTCTATTACCCCATTCAGAAAATAAAATGTTTAATGATCTTTTAGCAGTTTTAAGTTGATAACCGGATGTACCTTGCATGCCGATACGTTCGTATGCATCTTCTATAATTTCGTCTATGCCTAGGTTCTTATCGAAAACATAAGAGCCGGAAGTAGTATTCGCCATTTAACCCCCTATGCGTAATAGGCTGTAAATGAATCTATAG